GCCGGAGCCGGCTTGACCTGGGCGCGCTGGCTGTCCTTGTCGTAGGCAACCACTCGGGCTGGCAGGGCCGTCCACAGATCGCCCGTCGCCCGGTCGAGGATGCGCCCCAGGATGTCTTCTAGCGAATCCGCCATCTACGCCTCGGTGCACTCGCACGTGCTCGACCAGTCCGACCCGTGCGTGTCGCCCACCATCTCCACGGTGCGGCACCTCAGCAGGCCAGACAAGGTTTGCGACGTCAGCTGTACCAGGCGCCCCGGCTTTAGCGCAGGCTGCAGGCAGCTCTGCACATCGATGGACCGCTTCTTGCCGGCCTCCTTGGCCTGGCGCTGCGGCGTCCCAATGAGCCCCGTCTCTGGGCTCAGGACCACCGCCGTCTCCGTGGTCGCGCCGTCCAGCGGCAGCAGCTGCAGCCGGCCGCGCTGGATGCTCCACTCCAGGTCCAGCGAGCGGCAGAGGATGTCCATCTCCGCATGGGCAAAACCGTACAAGGCCGTGGGCCCAGGCGTGGCGCCGGCGCCGGCCAGGTCGAGCTGCTCGGCCGACACCTGCAGGCCCATCTGCGTGGCGATGGTCTGCAGCAGCTCGCGGTGCTTGGTCGCCTTGTGCAGGCCCAGGCGCATCCGCCGAGTCCACTGCGGCTGGCCGTCACGCGCCTCGATGACCGTGACCCAGCCGCCCGGCTGCCGGCTCGACTCGCCGTAGGTGACCTGGCCCGAGAAGATCAGCCCCGCCGTGTCCTTGTAGCCGGCGACCAGGCGCACCTCTGCGCCCTTGGTGGTGCACGCCGCGCGGCTGGTCTCGGAGAGCCCATAGATGCTGATCTCCGCAGTGTTGGGCTTGCTCGCCGTGCTTGCCGAGACCTTGAACGTCACGCGCAGGCCGCTGAACTTGAGCGCCCCCACAGTCAGCTCGCAGACTCGGCCGAACAGCTCGCTCATGGGTCCTCGATGTAGAACAGGCCCACCCGCCCGCCGAGTTCCGCTTTGCCCACGTCGACCTCTGGCTCAGTCTGCGCCGACGCGACCAGCAGTCCGGTCGGGATCCGCGGGTCTGCGCGGAACGGGCCCAGGAGGTCCCAGTTGTTGACGATGCGGATGGTGCCTATCAGGTCCGACCCGTCCTCTGAGAGCACCGACAACTGCCAACTGTTGGCCCGGTCATTCCAGCGAAAGCGCAGGTAGACGCTGACGCCGCCCAGCTCCACAAGCTGCTGGAACGGTGTGCCGTCTGCGTCTGGCGTCAGATCGAGTTGGACAATGGCCATGGGTTACCTCAGATCGGGAAGCGGATGAAGGCCCGCGCCGCCAAGAAGGCATAGCCGGCGGTGCGCTGAGACAACGTCAGCTGGGCCCCCTTGTCGACCGTCTTGTGCTTGTGCCGCACACCGGCCTTGAGCCGCTTCTTTGGCACCTTGACCGACTGCGACTCGGCGATCTGAATCTCCTCGACCTCAATGGTCACCCAGCGGCCATCGACATTGGCGTCCCGCGGCGACGACACCGACGTCAGAATGGCCGGGTAGTAGGCGCCGTTGTCCCAGACGACCTGGCAGATCTCGCCGCGCTGCGATGCGGCCAGCAGGCGACGCCGGGCCACCTCTGGCCGTTGCGGCCCCGCAGGCTGCAGGCCCGCGCGGTCAGGCACGGCAGCAAAGAACAGCTGCAGCGAGATGCCGCGGTTCTGCAAGATGACATGGTCGGAAAGCTGGGCGCCGTCCTCGATGGGATACTTGCTGACCTCGCAGCTGGCCTTGGGATCGCCGGAGATCACCAGGTCGGACTCGACGATCTCCGACAAGCCGGAGCCGAAGCGGACTTGGCAGCTTCTCATTGCGCCACCTTTGGCGGGGCGAGCACGCCCTCGGCCCGCGAGAACATCCGGGTCAGAATGTTCTCAGGGATGGCGTTGGCTGCCTGCTCGGCCTGCTGCGCCGGCAAGCCCGTGGTGTTGACCACCAGGTTGCCGATCGACAGGTTATTGGCCCAGTTGCTGAAATGCTCTTTGGTCTGCCTCAGCTTGCGATCGGTCTCTCGCTTGCCCATTCGCGCCTGGTCGCGCTGCAAGGCGCCCATCAGGCCTTGGCTGTCGTAGCCGAGCCGGCGGAAGCGCTCGTCTTCCTCCTTGGTCATGGTGCCGATGCCGCGGCCCATCCCGGGGCCGAGCTGGTTGAGCACCTCGTTGACGCCGAACACATCGAGCGCGCGGACCTGGGCCATCTCCTGGTACTTGTCGGCCTCAGCAAACTTGCCACTTGCCGCGGCCTTCATGGCCTTGAGGCTGTACATGATCGACTTGATGCTATTGATAAACGGCGCAAAGGCGATCTTGATGATCTGGATGATGGTGGCCGCAAAGGACCGCATCTCGCCAATGGTCTCCTTGAGCGTGTCCAGTGAGTCACTCTGCGCGTCGTCGAGCCCAAACATCTCTTCAGCCAGGTCGCCGGCGAGGCCGATGAGCTCAAGGTACGCCGGAGCCAAGGCCTGGCCCATCGTCACCTTGAGTGCGGCAAATTTGGCCTCGGCCAGCTCCGCCGCGTGGGCATTGGCTGCCAGGCCCTGGGTCGATGCGTCGTAGGCCAAGGCCGCGCTGCCTTCAGCCTTGCCCATCGCCTTGAGCGTGTCGGCGTAGCGGCCGCTCAGCTTGGTGGTGATCGGCAGGATGAGGTTCAGCGCGTCCTGGCTGCTGAACAGCTTGCCCTGCGCCGCGGAGCTGCCCTTGGTCGTCTTGATGATCTTCTCAAGCGTGGGCACCAGGCCATTCTGCGCGACCTCCTGCTCGATCGCAGTGATGCCCAGTTGCTTGTAGACCTTCTGCAATTCTTTGGTCGGCTTGGTCAGATTTTCCATCGTCGACTTGAGCTGGGTCATCATCTGAGCCGTCGGTCCCGTGACGCCAGCCGCCGTGCCGATGATCGCAAACATCTCCTGCTGGCTCACGCCCAACTGCACCGACGCGCCCGTGACCTGCCCAATGCCCGCAGCCATCTCCGGTAGACTGGTCTTGCCTAAGTTGGCCGCAAGCGCCGCCATGTCGCCGACCCTGGCGTTGGCCTTGGCCGTCGAGTCCCCATAGGCCAGCGTCACCGCCGACATCAGGTTGACCGCGTCCTTGGTCTCCGCGCCCGCAGCGGTCGCCGCCTTGGCCGCCATCTCGGTGATGGCGATCGTGTCCGCCGTCACGCCGAACGCCGAGCCCACCTCGTACGTGGCGTCGGCCAGCTCGCCCAGGCCCTTGCCGGTGCGCTGGCTCATGTCGAGCAGCTCTTTGCGGTAGCCCTGGACCTGGGCAATGTTCTCGGGCACCAGCGTCTGGATCTTGCCCAGCTGCTTCTCAAAGTCCAGGTTGGCCTTGACGCTCTCCATGGCCTTGCTGGCCAAGCCAAACGCTGCCAGGGCCGCAGCTGCCTTGCGGAAAGCACCTTCCAGGGCATCGGCGCTCTTGGTGGTCTTGCGGGTGCGGTCGTCGGTCTTGTCGAGGTCGCCGTCGTCGACCTTGAACCCGACGCTCACAATCAGCTTTCGGATTACTTGGTCGCTCATCTGCTCGCCTCACGCCGCGCTTGTTCCTCGGCCTCGTCCAGCTCGTCTGCGATGTCGTGGGCCTCGCACAGGTCGTCCAGAGACCACTGCTCCTCGACTTCGTGCAGGCCCGACGCCAGCTTCCTTAGGACTGGTCGCCAGAAGTACCACTTACCGTCACCACGGCGGCCGACGGCTTGAGAGTCCTGGCGACTTCGCTCGTTGCCAGGGCTACCACCTCGTTGGCTCCGGCGAAGTCGTTTATAAAATTTCCGCAATTGTGCTCAATCGCCTCCTTGAGCAGCTTGACTAGCAGGCCAGGCTTGCCCACGAACAGCTCTTCCTGCACCGCGTCCAGCAACACCGGCCGGTTGTTGTGCGTGACCTGACCGAGCAGCGGCTTGAAGACCACGGCCTGGTACTCGGCCGAGCGCATCTGCCGGCCCAGCTCGGCCAGCGACAAGCCCAGGCCCGCGACCGCCAAGCCGCCGCCCTTGCCGTACGAGCCGAGCACCTCGCCGTGGACCTGCATCAGCAGCGTGGCCGCGGCAAAGGCCTCCAGGGATGAGACCTGGCCGATGTCGAAGGGGATGCCGTCAATCACGACGGGCTTGCGGATGCGTGCCATGGGGCTCCTGTGTCGAGTGAATGCGCGATACCCGCCCCAAGCTCGTTCAGGTCAGCGCGGACTAGACCGTGTCGAACCCGGCCCGGTTCAAGGTCAGCCGGCCGTGGAAGGTCCAGGCCCGACTGCCGGCGCTCTTGCCGTACTTGACCGGCGGGCCCTTCTTGAGCCGGGCCTGCGGCATCGAGGCCAGCTCGCCGCCCTGCGGGTTGAACACCTGCACCGGCACAGACAGGCCGGTCGCGGTCAGCGCCTGCAGCTCGTTGTTGGCCAAGCTGGTCTGGGCCAAGGTGATCTCGATGGTCCCCAGGCGATCTGGCGGCCGGCTCGACATCGAGATGTAGGTATCGGCGCCTTCAATCGCCTCGGACTCATCGGTATCGTGGTCCGCATTGACGAAATCTCCGTCGGCGAACCCCGTGATGACCGCCCCGCCGACAACAATCGCGACCTGGTGCGCTGCGTATCCGCCCTGCTGGCCCATTGTCTACCTCTCGCGTTCTTGGTTCAGTTCAGATAGCTTGCGTCTGCGCTAAGGGCGCATTGAGACCATTGAGACCACTAGGCCTGCAGGCTCACCACGAACTCGGCAACCACGTGGATGCCGCCGGAGGTCTGCCAGCTGGCCTGCAGGCCGCGGAAGATCCGGCTGCTCACGTCGCCCGCAGCCTGGCTGGCCACGCTCGGCACCGTGTAGCTGTCGTCGAAAGACTTCTTGACCAGCGCCCCGCTCGCCACGTACTTGTCCTCGACCTTCTTGAACTCGGCCAGCAGCATCGACACACCGATGTCGGTGTAGGGGATCTTCTTGCTGCGGTTCAGGATGTCCATGAGCCCAGTCTGCAGCTCGCTCTCAATCGCGTCCGCCAGCTGCACCTGGTCGATGTAGTACGGCGTGCCTGGCGAGCTCTCCTTGGAGCACGTGCCCGGGAAGGTGATCTTGAAGCCCAGCTCGGTGCTGTACCAGTTGCCGCGCTGGGCCTGGATGTAGCCGCGCTGCGCCGTGGTCAGCGTGTCCGCCGCCGGACCGCTCAAGGTCTTGTGGGCCCAGGTCGCCGAGCCCGGGTCGTTGGGCAGGACCTTGCCCGCCCATGCCGCATCCACTGGGACACTGCTGGGCGTGTACTCCTCGATGCGGACCGCGGCCTGCTGGACGCCTTGCGCCACAACGATGTCGCTGATCAGCATGTCCACCAAAGCCGACGCCGCGGTCAGCTTGATGTAGTCGTTGTTGGCCCCGAGCGGCGCGTCGGCCGAGGCGTGGGTGGTCGCAGTCCCGACCGCCGCCGAGTGCACCAGCGCCGCCGCAATCGCGGTCAGCGTGGCGTTGTGCGACACGGCAAAGGTCTGCTGGGCAATGGACGTCCCGTTGACCTTGCAGTCGAAGGTGTTGGCATTGGCCAGCGGAATCACAGACGCATCGACCAGCAGCTTGTCGAAGTACAGGCGCACTTCCTGCAGCACCGGCAACTGGTAGATGGGCAAGGTGCGCATCCGCTGGGCCGAGAAGAGCTCGCTGAACACGCTGACACCGGCCGCTTTGACCGCAGCGTCGTTGGAGCACGCCAAGTAGGCGGCCCGCGAGCTCGCCGCCTCGACCCAGGCAGAGACCGCCTTGATCTGCGCCGCCGTCCGCGAGGTCGACAGGACGAGCCACCAGTCGGCGTCCTCAGCAACGATGTCGTCCAGGTCATCGGCAGCCACGCCAGTCGCCGCGCCGGCCACCTTGAACACCGGCGGCCGGGGCTGCTGAGCGCAGAGAGCCGCAGCCATCTTGTAGGCCGCGTGGTAGGTCTTCCAGCCGTCGGCCAGCATCTCGGCCAGCGAGCTGTAGGTGCCAATCGCCGGGTTGCCAGCGGTGGCAGCCTGCACGTTGTCGAAGTCCAGGATCAGCGGAATCCCAAACGAGGTGCGCGGCGTGGCCGCGCTCTGAATGCCCACAGAAAGATTGATGATGGCGCTCATGGTCCCTCGCTAGGTCAGGTCGAAAGGCACCGCGGGCAGCGGTGCGGCAGTCACAGTGCCGATGGCTCGCTCGATGTACCCGGCGTCCTCGACTAGCGTGTCCAACGTCGACACCGTGATGTCGACCTGGGCTCGGCTCTCTGGACGGGTCGGCAGCCATGTCGTCAGATCCCTGACGCTGCCCACGGTTTGCACGGTGACGCCCACCGCCACAAGTGCCGCGCGGTCGCTCGCTCGGCTCAGCTTGGCCACGGCCGTGCTCAGCAGGTCCGCCGCAGTCGTGGAACCGGCCATGTCGTCTGAGAAAACCTGCAGGCTGACCACGTGCGTGTGGTGCCTCCGGTGCGTCGTCCGGCCCGCCACAGTCGCGCTGCGATCGCCTTCCGGGTTGGCCTCCTGCCCACCGTCCGGCTGGTCGCTCGCGCCGCGCTGCAGCTGGCCAAAGGGCTTGCCCGGCCGCGGCGCGTCCTGGTCGGCCCAGATGACCGGGTAGCCCAGCGCCCCGTTGAACCAGGTGCCCAGGCCATTGCGTGCAGTCGAGCTCAGCGCCATCAGACGTCCTCCACCAGCACCAGCCGGGAAAACTTGCCGTGTTGGCTGTAGACCCGGGTGGCAACCGGCTCGTAGGTCACGCCGTCCACAATCACCTTGTCCGGCAGCACGCCGCTGCCAGCCGTCCGAACGTCGGCCGTGGTGTGCATCAGCCACCGGGCCCGGCTACGCAAGCCCTCGGGCAGCAGCTCCATGGTCTTGGCATCCGGCGCAGTCAGGCAGGCGTAGACGGTGGTGTCCGTGCTCGCCCCCGCCGTGTACACGCCCGTGGTTGCCAGCGTGCCCGCGGCAAAGCGGCGCCGGGTCACTGCGGTCTCTGCGAACGCATCGACGATGTCTGAGAGGTCCAGCATCAGCGGCTCCCCGGGTCGTCGGTGTCGACCTTGTAGGCCAGGCTGCCGATCAGCTGGCCAGTGTCGACCAGCGGCGTGTAGCTGCCCGCCAGCCCCGCTAGGCCACCACCATGGCCCGCCTTCTTGTCGCGGCTGGCCTTGGTCATCGGCGCAAGGTCGGGCTTGAGGCCGACCGCGATCGTCTCTCGGATGTCGCCGAGCAGCAGCTCGCCCACGTACTCCAAGACCTCGGACGGCTCGAACAGGCCGTCGATCATCTTGCCCATGGCCTCGTTGACCCGCTGCTCAGTGTCCTCGCGGTGGGCGTCAAAGCCGGCCCGCAAGAAGCTGCGCTCGGGGATCCGCGACGTGCCGTATTCGTGCACCGCCGCCAGCTCCGCCATGTTGAGCGTCTGGCCCTGCTCGTCTGTGTGCGACGGCGCATCGCTGTGCACGCCGACCGTCAGCGACAGGTCGCGCAGCTCGCCAAAGTCCTGCTCGAGCTTCTTCTGCCGGCGCTTGTCGTCCTTGGTCTGGACCATCAGAACATCCGCGGGCCAGCGGTGTACATCCTGAGCAGCATCATCAGCGACCGACCCCAGCCCGTGGCCTTGTAGGTCGTGCTGGCATCGACGCCCGGCGTGGCGAATTGGACAGAGACGTCCGCGGTCTCCATCGCCGTCACTGGCCCGCCGGCCCCGGCCGAGGACTTCTTGGTCGTCTCCAGCTGGTGGCAGACCCAGAACATAACGGCCTGGTCAAAGTCGTCGCCCAGCTTGCTCTCGCTGAGATGCAGCGGCGCCCAGGTGATCCACTGGGTCACAATGGCGTCGGCCACCGCCGCGTAGGCCGGGGCGAATGCCTTGACCTGCGCTGCGGTGACCGTCGTTGCCATTGGTTCCTTGGGGTGCTAGATCGCCTCTTTGCGGTTAGACCGCATTGAGACAGACCTAGATTCCGTAGCCGATGCGGATGGCGACCGGCTTGAACACGGCCAGGCCGCCGCTCTGCGCGTGGCAGGGGACCACGTAGCCAAAGCCGACCTGCTGAACCGCCAGCTCGGTGTACGGCATGACCATGATGCGGCCGGCGACCATCGGGTCAAAGCGGTAGAGGCAGAACCAGGCGTCGCTGCCGCCGCCGGCGCCGGTCTCGCACTCGGGGTGCTTGGTGATCTGGAAGTCGCCGCTGCCGGTCGCCGCCGCCAGCTTGAGGCGCAGGTACTCGAGCACGGTCAGGTCCGAGCTCGAGCTGTGCTTCATGATGGCCAGCTGGGCGTAGCGGCTCGGAGGCAGAGACAGGCGGTTGGCCGCCAGGTTTGCCTTGCCGCCGGTCGCCAGCACCATCGCGGTGACCTCGGTGGTCACGTCGTCGACGATCTCATCGGCCTCTTTGTTCGCAAAGAGCCGGCTGCCGCCCGCGCCCACCGCCACGTTGGTCTTGGTGACGTTGGCATCGGTCAGCAGGCCCGGCAGGTTGTGCTCGGAGTCGCCGTACCAGATGGCGTTGTTCTGGTCGTTCTCGATGATGCGCCGGGCACCGACGGCCTTGAGCGTGTCGATGGGATAGCCCAGGCGCACGCGCTGCTGCTCGCCGATGTCGTAGCCGTAGTGCGCGGTGTAGGGCCGGATCGGCGTGGTCCGCTTGGTCACGGTCGCATCAGCGCTCGGGCCCAGGCTGCCGTAGCCCTTGCCGGCCTTGGCCCCGCCGAGGATCAGGTCGACCTCCGGCCAGGCGTAGCTCTTGCTGCCCGGGGGCGGCGTTTCTGGCGCCACCGGGAAGGCCAGCGTACCCGTCAGGTCCGCGTACTCGGTCATGTGGACGGTGGTCGACAGGAACTCGAGGTGCCGCTCAAAGGCAACGGCGTCCTGGCGACTGACCACCTGGCCGTCCAGGCCCATCCAACCGTCGCGCACAATGCGGTCTGCCACGCCGGCAAAGGGGTTGCCCGGGATCTGGTCATGACGCAGGTGCATCCCCGCGGTTGCCATCAGGCGATCGATCTGGTTTTTCATGGGATGCTCCTGGGTCAGGTTTCCTGTACTGTCAGTTCGCTGCCGGCGCTAAGAGCGCATTGAGACTTACGGCAGGTTCAGTTCGATCTCGGCGTAGCCGGCTGAAGCGGTGCCACCCTTGACCCAGCGGGCGCCGGCCACGGCCATCGCTTCGCCGCCAGCGGCGACATTGCCCCACATGCCCTTGATCTTGGCGCCGTTGGTGGTGAACCGGAGGAACACCGCATCGCCGACAACCACGTCCACGTCGATCTTGACGAACATGCGGCCCTTGCGGCGGACCGGCACGCTGTCGTACTGGGCGTAGCTGGTGGTGCCCGACGGCAGCGACTTGTCGTCGTAGACCGCGCCGACGCAGAACTCAGTGTCGGCCGCCGGGGCGCGCACCGAGTTCTCGCCGCTCGTGATGTCGATGACGACGCCGTAGCCCAGTGGGATTGCGGTCGCGCCCTCGTTGACAAAGTTGTCGTCCAGGTCGCCAGCGTTGCGGCTGTTCAACATGCCGGCGTAGCCAATGGCCGGGGTGCTCACGGTGGTCTGGGGCATGGTGTCCTCGCTGGGTCCCGGTCTTGCCGGTCAGGGGTTCAGGGTCGGTCGGGCTGCGGACTGCTGGCTTAGGCCAGCTTGCTCGGGTCGATGCCCATGGCGCGGGCGCGGCTGATGAGCGTCGCCACCTGGCGGTCGCTCATCTTGGGATCGGCGCCGTCGGTCTTGGTGGCCATGTTGGTGCGGGCCTGGTCGACCGGGCTGGTCGGCTTGACGCCTTCGAGCGCGGCGTCAAAGCGCGCCTCGATGTAGGCCGAGCTCTTGTCCTTGAGGTCCGCGGTCGGGGCCAGCTTGGCAACCACCTGGGCGCGCAGCTCGTCGTCGGTCGCGTCCAGCTTGGCCTCGGTGCCGAGGATCTCCTTGGCCTTGGCCTCCAGAGCCACGCGGGCCCGGGCCTTGGTGTCGGCGTCCTTGAGCTTCTCGGCCGAGTCAGCCTTGACCTTCTCGGCATCGGCCTTGGCCTGGTCGCGCTCGGCTTCCAGCTTGTCGGCCTTGGACTTGAGCTCGCCGGCCTCGGCCTTGAGCTTGCCCAGCTCCGCTTCCTGAGCGTCCAGGTGCGAGGTGATGGCCTGAGCGGCGGCGCCGTCCGCGACTTCGACTTGCACGCGACCGATTTTGATGAGCATCTTCGTCCTCTGCTGCGGCGCTGGGGCCGGTTCGTTCTTGGGGTCGGTCTCGTTGACCTGCTCGGCGCCGTCCATCCGCACGCGGACTTCAGAGCCGTGCCGGCCCCTGTCCACCAGGGCCACGTGGTTGCAGCGCCGGTTGGTCTGCACCGCGTCGTAGTGCTGACCTTGGTACTCGCCCGACCGCGCTACAAGTGTGCAGGTATAGCCGCAGCTCAGCTCGCGCGTGCCGGCCTGCAGGCGGTCAAGCCCGTCCTTGCGGGTCACAGAGAGCGGGGCCACGTTCTTGCCGCCGGCGAAGGTCACGCCGTCGCCCAGCTGGCCGATGACCACCTGCCCCGCGTTGTCCTTCTTGACCATGTAGGCCGGGTGGCCCAGCGTCATCGGAGCCAGCTTGCAGCTCTCGAGCCAGGCCTCGTCCTGCAAGGTCTCCGGCGGCACGTACTCGTACAGCATCGAGCCGTTGTCCAGGCGATAGCCAAACACGCCGACCCGGGCGATGGTGCCCTGGCCGCGGAAGAACCCGGTCTTGTGGTCAAAGCCCGATGCCGCGTCCAGTGTGACCCGGTCCTCGCGGTACACCTCGGCCGGCGCGCCGGGGTCGGCTGCGTCGGTGCGGTAGACTGGGGCTGGGGATCTGCGGGTCGGCATGGCCGCTAAGGTCGCGGCGGGGCCTGGGGGCTACAAGTGCGCTAAGCGGGAGGCAGCACTGTGTATGGCTTGCCCGGCGTGATGTCAAAGCGGCCGACTATCTTTCCTGCCGCTTCAGCTGACTTCATCGCAGCCAACGCTACTGCTTGGTAAGGATGATCCTTCTCGACGAAGACGTAGACGTCGCAGACAGTCTGGTCATCGCCAACGCTACCGCTGACAAGGAGGCTCTCCGCCACTCGCCATACGTTCAGTTCCCAGCACTCGCCAAATCCATCGTCCATGCGCTTATTCTGCCAGCACTTCGTTCAAGTATGCAAATGTTTCTTTTGATATTCGTTTCAATGCGTTCGGGTTTGTATGGTACAGAGCGAACGCCTCAGCAAACCACTCGCGCGCTCCACGTGTCGTTGTGAACGTGCTTTCCTTTGAGACAAGCGACCTTATCTTCCCGCTTTCGAGCGCATGGATGTAGATGGACTGCCACCGATTGCGGTGTCCAGTGGAATGCTTCAGCAGGAACTTCTCGTACAGGTGTCCAGCTTCATGTGCCGCTGTCGAGATACTTTCCCCTTGAGATGTTCCCACGTAGGCCGTCCACTCCAACAGGACGCCGGCGCTGTCCTTAAACGACAACTGCATGTCCGGTCGGTCTTTGGCTGCTTCTCGCAGTGCTGGCAATGACCACAGTGGGCCATCAATGACCAAGATGCTCCCGCCGGCCTTCTTCATCCGGTCGAACAGATGCGGTCTGATCAGCGCCAAGTCGCCCATGAGTTTTCTGGCTTTGCGCGACGGCGTATCAGGTAGGTCAAAGATGGGGTGGCCCAGCGCGCCCCGCTCGCCAGCAGCACGAACGCCAGCGCGAATCAATCCTCCCAGAGGCCCAGTGCCGCCGCGAGGAGTAGACAGTACGGGGCCTTCAGTTGCTTTGGCCGTCTTGGCGGACACAGCCTGAGCAGCGGCCGGCCTTGCCTGGGCTTGTGCCGGCGCCGCCTGAGCAGCGGCTGCAGCCGGCTTTGCCTGGGCCTGGGCAGCTGTGGTCGCCTTGACCGGCGCAGCCGTGGTCTCCTTGGCAGCGGTCGCCTTGGCAGCGGTCGCCTTGGCAGCTGGCGCAGCCTTGACCGGCTTGGCAGCAGTCGCCTTGGTCGGCTCGGCCTTCTTGGCCGGAGCTGCCTTGCTCGCCTTCTTGGACGGACCGTTGTACTTCTCGGTCACCGCGGCCGCCTTGGCCTTGAGCTGCTCGGCCGTCATGTCCTTGGCCTCGCGCTTCTCCTTGTCCGAGACCACAGGGATCGCCACGCAGCGGCACTGGATCGGGTGGCCCGGGTGGCCCTCCGGCGGCGGCTTGTCCCAGGCGAACACCAGGCCCTGCAGCGCCACGTGGGTCGGCCGCTCGCGCTGATCCATGGCTCCCTGCCAGCGGTAATGCGTGATCCCCAGCTTGGTCATCCGCGCCTCAGTCAGCGCGCCGTTGTACTTGTTGACCTGGTCGCGGGCGATCAGCCGGGCCCGCCGCTCGCCGATGCCCTGCTCGCCCTGCAGGTCCTTGGCAATCGTCTCCCAGCGCTTGCCGCTCTCGACGCCCTTGCGGACCTTCTGCTCGATGCGCTCCCGCATGTCCTCGGGGATGTTCTTGATGAGCGCCGTGTTCTCGGCCATGAAGCGGTCGCGGGCCGCCTGCAGCTTAGCCGCCCCCTTGAGCGGCTGGACCGACAAGCCCAGCTCCCTGGCCACCTGCCCGATGCCGGTCGAGTTGATCACCTCGACCTTGTTGGCCGCTTGGGCAACCACTTCTGCGGCGGGGAATCCCTCGGCCGTCTGGCGCGCCTTGACCTTGAGCTTGTCCAGGCCGCGGAGAACGCGGATCGGCACCGACTTGTCGCCGGCGTCCATGCGCTCTTCGGCCGCCAGCTCGGCGAGGATCGGCAGCAGCTCGGCCCGCAGCGCAGCCGACACCGCGCGCACCAGGCGCAGCAGCTGGACCATGTACCAGCCCTCGACGGCCAGCGGCGCCGGGACGCGCGAAGTCCTGACCGGCGGCATCGCTGCCAGCTCGGCCAGGCGCAGGGCGTTGGCGGACTCGGGGCTAGGCTGGCTGGGCTGGGCCGGGACCGCCCGCAGGCGCGGGCTCAGGCGCTGCGGCCGGGTTGGCCGGGTTGGCCGGGTTGGCCGGTTCCGCGGGGTTGGTCTGCTCGGCCGGGGCTGGCGACTGGCGGGCGGCAAGGTCGGCCTCCTCGAGAGCGGTCGTGATGTCTGGGTTCAGCGGGCAGTCGATGTCGCCGCTTGCTCGGACCTCGGAGGCTTCAACGGCGCCCATGTCAAAGTAGAGCTTGTGGGTCTGGGCCTTCTTGAGCTTGCGGTCGACCTCTTTGTCCTTGTCCGGCTGGGTCAGCGGCTCAGGCTCGAGCTTCCAGGTCTTGGGCTCCTGGCCCTTGAGCGGTCCTTCCTTGGCCAGCATGATCAGCCGAGTAAGATAGGTGATCTGCGGGGTTACGTTGCGCACCCGGGCGCGGTCGACCTGGTTGTCCCAGGTCTTGGTGTCCTCGGTCGCGCCGGCCAGCTTGCCCGCCTGGTTGCCGTAGAGCTTGGACTGCGGCATCTCGAGCGACCCAGCCAGGTCCAGGCCCAGGCGATCGAGCAGCTCGGGCAGGCCGGTGATCGGCATCCCCATGCGCTCGTAGGTCTCGTAGTCCGAGTCGATGAGCGCCAGGCCGGACATCGACAGGCCCATCTTGAAGGCCGTAACCCGGGCGGCGATGTCCTCTTCTTTGCTGGACGACATCATGCCGGCGAGGTCTTTGACCTTGAGCACGCCCTGCACAAAGGCCTGGCCCGCCGTGGCCGCGCCCTCGACGATCTGCTGGTAATTGCGCAGCGGCCCGTAGGCGCTCTCGTAGGCGCTGTCGCCCCAGCTCTGCAGCGACTGGCGGCGGTCGTCGGTGACCCGCTGGCCCTCGAACCGCAGCACCCGCGTCCAGTGCCACCGCGTGCCCGTCGTGCCCGGGGGCTGGACGTGGTAGACGGCCGGCAGGCCGTAGTTCGGGCTGTCGGGGTCGCTGTCCCACTCGCCCTCCGGCCGCACGTAGCGCCGGTCGACCAGATGCAGGTACTTGACCTTCTTGATCCGGTCCAGGGCCAACGGCTGGTCGAGCTGTTGGCCGTCGTCGGCGCCGATGAGCAGCGCCGCACCGCCGAGCACGCGGGCCCAGATGTTGGCGTCCTCAAACTTGGTCTTGACGCCCAGGCGGGTCCACTCGTCCTCGATGAGATCCTCGACGGACTTCTCGCCTTCCTCGCCGTCCTCGTCGATCTCGAGCTCGTACCAGGCCTTGATGGCGTCGGCGACGATGGCCTCGGCGTAGCGCTGGGCAGCCCAGTTCTCGCGGTACAGGTCCAGGCACTCGGTCTCGGTCAGGCGCGGCCGAGCCACGTAACTGCCAGAGACGCGGCTGTCCTTGCCGGTGATACCCAGCATCGTGAATAGGTTTTCCCACCCGTCCTTCTGGATGATGTACTGTGCCGCTTTCTGCAGTTCGGTGCTCATGGGGGCATCCTGGGCCGGCTATCGCCAGCGGAACAGTGACTCGGGACCGCGGCTCTGGCGCAGCCACGCCAGGGCCTGGGAGGTAATGTCGGCCTCTTCGTCGTGCTCGGCCTTGGGGAACATCAGCATCTGGCTCTTGTAGCTGATGAGCCACGGGGCATGTTTGGGCAGCAGGAAGTCGCCGCTGGCCATGACCCCGGTCTCGGCGATCAGGCGCAGTTGCTTGCTGGCGCAGGGCTCGGCGGCGACGACGCGACCGATCTTGCCGCTGGCCTTGGCCACGCGGATGAGCTCGATGCCGTTGCCCTTGTCCTCGATGATCAGCACGTCCGGCTTCCAGAGGTCCATCTGGGACAGCATGAACGTGGTCAAGCCTGGCAGCGCCAGGCGGCCAGTCCAGATGTCGACCACGTAGGTCTTGGGCTGGACGTTGTCAAAGACGCCGATGCCCGCAGGGTCGTTGACCTCTTTGTCCTTGAAGGCCGTGTCGATGGACATGAGCCGCAGGGCCTTGGCCCGGGCCGGCAGCTCGGCGTAGTAGTACTCGAGCCAGCCGGCCTGAATGACCTGGCCCTCGCTGGGCACCGGGGTCTGCTGGTACAGCGCGGCCCAGAGGTACGGGCCAAGCGTCCGCTCGATGGCCCGCAGCGTGTGCAGCGGATAGCGGGCCGGGTGCAGCGCCTCGCCGGCCTGGCGCAGCAGGACGCCGGCCTCGCTGTACTCGTCGTCGGTGGCGATCGCCGGGTAGCAGACAACTTCCCATTGGTCGCCGCCCTCTTTGGCCTCCTTGAGCAGCCAGCCGGCCAGGTCGTCCTGGTGCCAGCGGGTCATGGTCAGAAGGACGCCGGCGCCGGGGGCGAGCCGGGTAAAGGCGTTGGCCTGGTACCAGCGCTTCTGGTCGGCGCGGTAGTCCGGGCTGTCGGCTTCCTTGATGCCCTTGACCGGGTCGTCGATGACCAGCACGTGGGCGCCGCGGCCGGTCATGGGGCCACCGACGCCGCTGGCGCTGAGACCGCCGCCGCGGGTGGTCTTCCACTGCTCGACCGCTTCTCGCTTGTCGCTGATCCGCAGGTCCGGGAAGGCGGAGCGGGTCTCGGCCGAGCGGGCGCACTCTAAGGCGTCGCGGCTGAGATCGTTGGACAAGCTCTGGCCGTAGGTGGCCAGCATGACCTCGTGCTCGGGATGGTGGCCCAGGTGCCAGACCGGAAAGCGCCGGCTGACGATCTGGCTCTTGCCGTGCCGGGGCGGCATGAAGACCATCAGCCGTGGGCTCTCTCCAGCTGCAACGGCGGCGCTGAACCGCTCGAGCCGACGGCAGAGGTCGGCGTGCACCCAGCCGGCCACGTAGCCCGGCGTGGTGTCCTCGACATAGGACATCAGACGCTTGGCGCGGCGGGCGCTGGCGATGATCTGCCGGGCCTGGGCCGGCGGCAACGCGGCCAGGGCCTCAGCGAGCATCGATGACCTTCATGATTAGATCGAGCTGGTCAGCGGTCAGCTTCTCGCTCTCCGAGCGCACCGCGTTCTCCAGGTCCGTTTCGCTCTTGAAGTTGGACAGACCCCAGACTTCCCGCTCGACCAGGATCCGCTTGGACCGGGCGTCGCTCAGGGCCTTGAGGCTGCGGGCGCGGTCGGAGACGCCCATCTTGGCCAGCTTGAGCTCCTTGGCCAGTTGGCGCTCGAGCACGGCGAGGTCGGCGAGATCCTTGCGGTGCCCGACGATCACGTCCGCCGTCCGCTGGACCACCGAGGCAACCACATCGCCCTGCGCGCAAACTTGGCCCGTGACCGGGTCGACCGCTGCGGCGGCATTTTTTGCCGCCTGGACGATTTTGCTTTCTAGCGGTCTTGCCCAGTTGCGCCGCTTGGCGGTGGTGCGCACCGTCGCCTCGGGCACTTTGTGCTTCCGTGCGAGCTCGCGCACAGAGAGCGGGCTCGACGTGTAGTCGACCTCGATGGCTTCCCAGTCCGGTGGTGTGGTTTTCGCGTCGGCCATAAAGCGCAGAGTTACGCGCCAGACGCGCGCGCAACAGTGCGCGGCTGGACGCGCATCAGGTCGTGGCGGGGGCCCTCAGTTCGTCCAGGGACTTGCGCTTGTCGACGTAGACTTTGATCCGCGGCAGGTCGAGCACCCAGGCCCGCCAGGCATCGGGCTTGGGCTTGGACTTGGGCAGCATCCGGGCAATGGTCGGAGTCATGCGGATCGCCTCGGCGACTGCGTGCTCCATGTCGTGGGCCCAGAGGACCTGGGCGGCGAGCACGCGGACCTCGACGGTCCGAGCAATGGTCGACAGCGTGACCACGCGGTGGCGGACGTGCGGCAGATGCATCCAGCGGCCGAGCTGGGCAATGGCTTCGCGGGCGAGCGTCGGGTCTCGGAAGGTGCTGGCGTGAAGTACTACCAGGTCGAGCACCGACTCCGGCTCGGTGACGCGGTGGAAGTCGGCCAGGGCCTGGGCGATGCGCTCGGGGTCTTTGCTGTAGGCCAGCGCGGTCAGGGTCTCAGAGCCGGCGATCTTGCGCTCGCGACAGGCAGGACAGCCGGTGATCGTGAAGATCTTGGCCATTCTCGCGAACTTCTGCGCCGCGAGCAGTAGCTCGGTCAAAGAGTGATCATCGGCCTTGGACAGATAGTCCTCGGCGTACTGCCGCATCCGCCGCCGCACCAGCTCTGAAATAGCCATGGAAGCCCTGCATCGCTCGATTGCTGAGGCTCAGTGTCGCCGCTGTTCGGCGGGTCGCAACTTTTTTGCTGTGGGGGCTTGACGGCGGGTCTAGCAGGGCCTAGAGTCAGCTACACGAGACAAACGCATTACAGAGGATTCAAATGGACAGCAAAAAGCCAGACCTGCTAACCCCGGAAGAGGCTGCTGACGAGCTGCGCATCACCGTCCGCACCCTGTACCAGATGATGAGCGACGGCAGGTTGGTGGCGAAGCGCATCCGCGGCATGGACAAGGTGCTGATTCGGCGCGAGGACTTGAACGGCGTGCTCGAGGACTGGTCTCCGCGGGCCAAGGGCTTTGCGAGAAAGGCCGGCGACACCGAGGCCGGCGAGTAGCTCAGTCCCCTTCTGCCTAGGAGCCCGCGATGCGAGACCAAGCACTGCAATACCTGACGATGGGGCTGTCGATCATCCCGCTTCGGCCACGTCCAGAGCCGGATATCAAGGAGGTCGCCAAGATGGCGGCAATTCCTTGGAAGCCGTTCCAGACGGAGCGGGCGACTGCTGAGCAAGTGCAGGAATGGTTTACCCGCTGGCCTACCGCCGGCATCGCCATCATCACCGGCACGATCTCCGGGGTCATCGGCGTCGACCTCGACAACCAGGCCGCGATCGACTGGGCCCATGCCAACCTGCCGCCCACGCCGTGGGTGACGATCTCCGGGCGCGACGAGCACGGCGAGCACTGGTACTACAGGCACTCCGGGCACGACATCAAGAACGGGGTCAAGCTCAAGGTCGGCGACGGAATCAAGATCGACATCCGCGGCGACGGCGGCTACCTGGTCGCAGCTCCGTCGGTCCACCCCAACGGTAGCGTCTACACTCAGGCCGGGGATTGGTCCGTTTCGGTGCACGATTTGCCCGCTTTTCCCGCTGCCCCGCTCGGTCTAACGGCGCCTGCCACGGCACCGGGATCAAGTAGGTATTCCCGGGAAACTACGCCCGAGCCGGCGATTCGTCAAGCGGAATCGGTCAAGGCGACAATAACCGAAACCCCGTCGGTTATCGGCCGTCTGCTCAAACCACGCGAAGGCGCTCAGAGAGTCGCAGCCGGCAGCCGGAGCTCCAATCTTGCGACGGCGCGATCGCCGGACCCCGCACCCGTGGCAACCACTCGCCCCGTGCCGGTGGAGAGGGCGCGGATGTGGCTGGCGGCAAAGCCCGCCGATGCCGGCGTCGGCGAGCGCAACAACGCCTTCTTTGCCTGCGCGGCCGCAGTGCTCAACGACTTCGAGCTCACGCTCGAGGAGGGCCTGCCGCTGCTGCTGGACTGGAATCAGCGCCTTGCCCAGCCGCTCGACATCGACGAGGCCACCAAGGCCGCGCGATCGGCGATGCAGCGCGCCCGCGGCCCCAAGGGCGCCAAGCTCGCCGCAGGCACCCGCACGACCGCCACCGGCCGCACGCTGACCGCGGTGGACGGGCAGGGCGAACCCCGCGATCGGCCGACCATTCGCGTGTCGATGGCCGAGCTGCCGCGCATGGTCGACGAGGGCGCAGAGGCCCTGATGGCCGAGCCCGATCTGTACCAGCGCGGCAACGCCCTGGTGCAGGTCCGCCAGGACGGCGGCAAGAAAGTGCGCCACCTGCTCCGCCCGCCTGCAGAACCCGCGATCGTGGGGATGCAGATCCCGCGGCTGCGCGAGCTGCTCGCCCGCTCGGCCGACTGGGTCAAGCTGACCAAAGACCCGGACGGCGGCTTTATTGAGACCCCGGCGCCGGTGCCGGAGATCGTCGCCCAGGCCCTGGCCGCGCGGCCCAGCTGGCCCTTCCGCCCGCTCGAGGGCATCGTCGAGTGCCCGACCATCCGCTTGGACGGATCGATCCTCAGCGACCCCGGCTACGACGAGGCCACGGGCCTGCTGTACCTGGCCGACGGCACCGAGTACCGCATCCCCGAGGCGCCGACCCTGCAGGAGGCCCAGGAGGCACTGCAATTCGTTGCCACAGAGCTGTTCTCCGACTTCCCCTTCCCGGCCGAGTACCACCGCTCGGCGGCGATGGCGGCGCTCTTGACCGTGGTCCTGCGCCCGGCTATCGCGGGGCCCGTGCCGATGTTCCTGCTGTCGGCCAGCACGCCCGGCGCCGGAAAGGGTCTCATCGCCCACGTCTGCGCCACGATCGCCACGGGCCGGCCGTCGACCCTGGTCACGCCCTGCGAGCGCGAGGATTCGTTCAAGAATGCCATCACCTCGGTAGCGCTGTCGGGCTCGCGGGTCATCCTGTACGACGAGGTCCACACCGTGGGCGGGCCGACCCTGCAGTCGGCACTGACGCAGTGGACCTGGTCGGACCGCGGCTTTCACACCCAGTCGATCATCACCGTGCCCGTGCGCTGGGTATGGTTCGCCGCTGGCCAGAACGTCAACATCGGCGGCGACATGCACCGCCGCGTCATCCAGATCCGCTTGGAGCCGCAGACCGAGTCGCCCGAGGACCGGACCGACTTTCGCAACCCGGAGCTTGAGCAGTGGGCACTGGCCCACCGCAGCGAGGTCGTGTCGGCGGTGCTGACCGCGGCCAAGGCCTTCTGCCTGGCGGGGCGCCCGCAAGCGCCGATCACGCCGTACGGCAGCTACTACGCCTGGTCGTCACTCATCCGCCAGATGCTGGTCTGGGCCGGGTGGCCCGACCCCAACTTGACCCGCGACGAAGTGCGCGAGGCCGCGGCCGAGGCCCGCGGGCCGATTGAGGCCATGCTCGACGGCTGGCGGTCGATCTTTGGCGATCGGCCGATGCGCCTGGCAGATGCGGTTGCCGACATCCGTACCGTCAAAAACCAGGGCGATGGCCACGACCTGTGGACCAACCTGCTTGAGCTGGCTGGCACCAAGGGCAAGGAGGATGTCGACCTGGACCGGCTTGGAAAGCTATTCCGCCGGCTAAAGGCGCGCGTCTACGCAGGCTTCTGCCTCCGCGGCACGCCGCGCTCGCGCGACAGGGTCATGCTTTGGCAGGTCGAGGTATCGCACGCCCAGGCTGACCTTGCAGGGGATACAGGGGATCGCAGGGGTTCTCTGCAATCCTCTGACCTGATCTCTTCCCAGAACAGAACAGACTCAGTTAGAAACAACGAACCCCTGCGATCCCCTGTATCCCCTGCAGCTATGGTAGCCCAAGAAGCACCCGCCACCCCCGGCCGCTGGGAGGACTGGGAGCTAGACGCCGCGCTGCAGCGGTGGCTGCAGCTGGTCGGGGCGTGCTCGGTGGACTTGCTAGACCAGCTGGCGCCGTCGTGGCCGGACATGGCGGACTGGGCCTCGGCGCCCGGCGAGGGCCAGAGCTACCACGAGGTGGCGCGGCAAGTGGCTTTGCGCAAGGACGAAGAGGCCGAGGCCCTGCTGCAGTCGGCGGCGCACGCGGTCGGGGCCCAGCAGTTCGAGCGCAACATCCAGGTGGCAGGAAACTGGCGCACGTGGAGATGGTGGGCAACATCGGAGGACACCCTTACCCCGTGGCTCGCCTGGTCTCGCCAGGTCGTCACAAGGAGACATCGCCGATGACCCGCAAGCTCCCCCTCAATGACGTCTTAGAGCGCTACGACACCGCCGTAGGAGACCTGTCTGCGCTGCGCCGGGCTTACGCCTGGGCAGTGGCCATGTACGGCGAGGGCCACCAGCGCGTGGCCCAGGCCAAGAGCGAGCTGGCGCTGGTGCTGCTGTCGCTGGCGGTGGAGCGGGGCAAGAAGACGATCAAGTGCCGCACGCTGCAAGAGCAGCCGCTGAGCACTGAAGACTTGGCGACCATGGCCGGCCCGGCGCTCGATGGGGCGTACGGCTGGACGATGGTCGAGATCCGCAAGGCGCTGCTGCCCGAAAGGCGGGCGGAGCGCCAGGCAGAGAAGCTGGCCGCAGAGGCCGAGGCCCGCCGTCGGCGGGAGCGGCTAGAGCGGCGGCTGCAGGCGTAGCGAGGCCTCATCCCCGGCGGCCGGCACAGGGCCGACCGCCGGGGAACTCGCCGGAGCGGAGAGCCGCAATACCCAGAGAGGCTTCCAAGGGCACTCAAAGGGTATTGCGCTCTCCGCTCCAGTCCAGAGGAAACAGCAGGACGGAGTGTGTAACCATGCGTAATGTCGAGTTGGTAAATTTTCTGAGCAAGCTGGATCGGTCGAATTTGCGCGATCTCGGGATCGGCGTTGGCCTGTGGCGCACTCAAATGGGCGACCGGTTCAACGACGTGGGTGACCACATGGTGCCCCACGGCGACTGGACCGGTGTGCAGGCCTTGGCGCTCATCGAGCTGGGCATGGCGGACTGGATGGGCGGGCATCTGGCCCTGGTGGCACAGCTGTTGGTGGCGATGACCAAGGCCCTGAACGATGCCAGCGAGCGCGGGCGGCCGATCACGGTCGAGAAGTTTGCCCAGGCGTGCATCAAGGCTCCTCAGCAGGTGCCGCACGCTGGTCTGGTGCGGCGGATGCAGATGGCGGCGGCGGCGGCGCTCAACCACGGCGTGGACGTCTGGTGGGACTGGAGCGACGACAACGGCGACGTGTACTCCATCGCCAACTTTGACGTCACCGAGCGCAACGAAGCGCTGCCCACCGACAAGGTGTACTACCTCCACGAGCCGGCCTATCACACCGACGAGCAGGCCTAGCCAGACCAGTCCGACGGGCGGCGGGGCCAGGACCCTTCCGCCCGGCGGCGTCCTATCGACATAGCAAAGTCTAACGCGCAAACTTGTTGACAGCAGATCTCAGGAGGTCTAGCATGAAAACCATGAACGAACCCCTTCCCAACGACCCGATTGACCCAGGCCCGGACGGCCCGCAGGACCTGCAGGAGCTAGTGGCGGTGATTGTCGGCATGGCCTTGCTGCTCACGATGGGCTTCTTGCCTGCGGTGTGCCGCTTTGTGATTGAGGTCGGCCGATGAGCGCCTTTGTCACCCGCACCAGCGACGTCAAGGCTCACCACGCTTGCCCGCGGTCTTGGTACTACCGGGCAGTGGTCGACGTGGCGACGGCGTCTGGGCAGGCAGCCAAGAAGGGCACGGTGGCGCACGCCGAGGTGGAGCGCTGGCTGCAGTACGCGGTGGCGCCGCCGAGCCGGGCCGCTGGGCTGTTGGTCCAGGGCCTGCAGCGCCTGGCCGAGTGGCCGGGCCTGGGGAAGCTGCTGGCAGCGGGCGCCGCAGGTCAGGCCGGCTGGCCGGGCGAGTGCGAGTGGCACTGGACCACCGAACTGGTCACGCGGGCCGGCGTCGTCCAGTACCACGGCACGGCGGACCTGGTGCTGTGGGAAGTCGACGCCGAGGGCGGGCCGCTGGTGCCGGTCATCATCGACCACAAGACGCGCGGCTCGATGGACTGGGCACCGACCAGTGACCAGCTCGCCGAGGACTGGCAGGCCGCGGCGTACGCGATGGCGGTCATCCGCAAGACCGGCGCGCGAGTGATCTACTTTATCCACAACAACATCTGCGAGCGCGACCGGCTTGTGCGTCCGGTGCCGGTGCGCCTTGAGGCCGACCAGGTCGTGGCGATTTGGCGCCAAGTCCAGGCGCAGGTCGACCAGATGCTGCCGCACGCCGTGGCGGCGAGTGCAGAGGACGTGCCGGGCGACGTGTCCGGCGAGGCGTGCTCGCAGTACGGCGGATGCCCGTACCAGAACCGGTGCACGCTTTTCACCCGCATTATCAGCGCCGGCAGCACGCCGGCCTTGGAGGCTCCCATGGCTTTGATCGGCTCTCCCCGTCCGTCCTCCCCCGCGGCTCCGGCCGCCACCGCGCCGGCGGCTCCGGTGCCCACCTTCAATGACGTCGTCGCATCCGGCGCCGCCGCGGCTCCGGTGGCCACCGCCAGCGAAGTGGTGGCCCGGGTCGACCCGGCGACCGGCGAGGTGTTTGCGGCCGGCGGCTACCACCTCTACGTCAACTGCTATCCGCTGCCACGCCGCGGTGTGCAGCTGGACTTGTGGAGCCTGGACGAGGCCTTGGCGCCGATGACCGCCGAGGTCTGCAAGCGCCGCGGCGTCGACCACTACAGCCAGGTCAAGTTCAACGAGGGCCGCAATGACGTGATGGCGATGCTGGCGGTCAACCTGCCGCCGGCCGGCGTGCACGTGTTGCTGGACACGTCCGACGAGCTGCAGCGGATGGCGCTCGACGTGCTGCTGGGCCCCGCGGCGACGGTCATCCGGGGCACGAAGTAACCACAGAGGCAAGGACTTACAGGCAGAGCGGAGGGTGCGATGAGCGAGAGTCAACGGGTCAACGCGATGATCGATACGCTGGAAGAGGCCAAGGTCCGCC